CACAACTGGCGCAAGGGCGACAAGGTCGACGGCTACGAGCGCCTGGACATCCCGGCGGGCCCGCTGGCGCGGCAGAAGAAGTATATCCTCATGTTGTGGTTGCCTGCTCGGCTACGAGCCCAAGAGTCTGGACGCCCGGGTGTCCAAACAGTTCGGGCGTCGAAAAGTATGTCTGGTTGACCGACACGGCCGCCCTGTCCACCCTGGCCAAGGATCTGTGGAGCCGGTGCCGCAAAGCCGGCATTGATCCCGAGCCGGCCGAAGCCGGCGGTACGCGACGCGGCCACGGCCATGGCAAGATGACGCATGGGGCCGGACGAACGCGAGGCGTTGCGGGCCGCCATCCTGGCCCGCCATCGGAGCATTTACGCGTACTGCAAGGCGACGGGCATCACCAAAAGCGTTGTGCTCCAGCTCCTTTCCGGGCGCTATCCCGGCAACGTGGCCCGACAGACGGCGCGCATCCAGGCCGCCCTGGCCGATACGCCGCCAGCCGCCAAGGGGAGCGAGCCACCCAGCTGACAGCGATCTACGAGGCCCCTGGAGCGGGTGGGATGCGCCAGATGCCGACAGACGGACAAACGACGTTGCAAGGGCTGTCGGACCGCTCTGGGAGCGGCAGGCAGCGGCGGTAGCGGCACTCCATGCTGCTGCCGCGCTATCTCAAGTTGGTTTGATACGATGAGCGGAAAAGCGCCGAAAATCGACAACGATTTTGCTCCGAAACCAGGGCAAGACGGTCAAGCTGGAGCTGTTTTCAGGCTGAACAATGGGGCGGCCCGGCCGAGGCCATACCGCCTGCGGCGGGATGGCTGCTGGCACAACCCCGGCGGGGATCAGTACCAATTTTACACCCTGGCCGGCCTATCCACACTGCTTGTTGCCTTGTCGCCGACCGGGAAATCGCCCCCAGGACGCTCCGGCCCCGTCCTTACCGTCGCGGCGACCGGGTCGCCGTGCCGACAGGCCGGATCGGCCTGGACCGGATTACCGACCTACGAGGTCCACTTTCTTGGCCAGTGCGCCTGTGCTTGGCATCGACGGCCGTTGGTGGGCACCGGTGATTGGTCGTGGACGAACCTGTGGCCCTGGACACCATGAGGAAACGGACATGAGTGTGGTGGACGACCGTGCTGACGCTGCTTACGAAGGGATTTTTGCCGTATATGGGGCTCGTGGAGGGCTCGGCGTATGCTGCGCTGGGCTGTGGCCCGAAGCGGAAACCCCGCTGGTTTAGCCGCGATCGCAAGTTCGTGTGCGTGGGCTGCCCGAAACGGTGCAGTGTGGTTGATCCGGTCGGATTTGAGCTGGTGCTGCCGGTCCACATTCAAGACTAAAAAACTCGTATTTGCGCAACTTCCGGCGGTTTCTTGCCCAGGAACTGGTCACGAAAAAGGCCTTGTTTGACCGTCCCCGAGGTGGAATTCGTGCTTTCGATTGGTCGCAGGCCGAGTGTGGGAAATGATTGAAGAAGGCCGGTTGGCTAAGCACCCGGATTCGCCGCCGGCGCGAATTACGGCGGAGAGTGTGCGGCGGGAGCTGGCGCGGGCGGAAGGATAGCGATTTTACAGGATAGCCGACAGAAGCATATCCTGCTAAATAACAGGGAACAAAAACGTGGAAACTATAAATCGACTCCAGATGCACCCCAGACGCCTACGCCGGGTTACTTGGCAAAAACAATAATGAAGGTCAATATGGATAACATTATCGTGCTGTTGGTCATAGGCTCTGTTCTAGGCTATCTCGCATACACAGGAAGAGGGACGCGCGCACGTCAGAAAACGCTAGATATGACACAGGTGGAGGTAAGACGACTTCTTGACGTTATATACGATAATATCGAACGAAGCGAATTCACAAGAAAGCATTATCATTAGGAGGCAGGCAAATAGACAACGCAGTCCAAGTCGTTAGCGATCTTTGTCAAGTCCATATCCAGACTATGCAAACTAACAAATCGTTAATTGATGACATAACCAGGATAAAGAAAAGGATTTACACAGAAAGCGTTTTGTCGGAAATCTACCGTCTTGTTGACAAGTCGAAAGCATCTATTTCTTTGCAATCAAAGTTAGAGCATGCCTCAAAAGCTATTTTTGAGATAGAGCACCAAATAAAAGATGGATTTGTTTGACGAGGAAGCATTGCTGGACTCCAGGGGCGACGTCGAGAGGTATATACGCGACATTCAAATAGACGACCCTCAAACAAAAGGCTGAACGTTTTGAATTCAAAGAAGACTATACAAGCGCTATCGATTCCTATCAAGATTTGTTGTATTTGTTGAGGGATGACCACGACAACCTGTTTCTTCAGCCTGAAGAAGTTACACACATAAAAGACAAAATCGAGACAATGCGCAAAGCTGTCTCTGGGGCGTCTCACAAGATATAATCGGTCACCGTCAAATAGATTCTTGCTCCTACGCCGGGGGCGGTCTTCGGACCGCCCCGGCGTTTTTCTTTCCGCCTCCGTCCGCGCCACCCTCCGTCTTCCCCTTCTGACGCGATAGACAACACCACCCTATCCGCCAAGGAGGCGCGCATGAAATGGTGGTCGTTGCTTATCGGACTGGCTTTCCTGACAATCTCTTGCATCCAATATTACCTGGGACGCGAACTTAATGCACTTCAAGGAGAGGGCGACAAGGCCGTGGTGGCCTCACGTCATAAGCGGTGACCTCGATCGTCGTCCTCATCCCTGTTTGTTGTGCATGTCGCTCATGTCGAAGCCCCTGATCCGTTATCCCTCGACCTGGAGACCCAGGCCATGGGGAACTGGCGCGCGATTGGTTGGCCAGCCGTCCTGCCAGCAGGCAGCATCGTGACTCTTCGGGGCGACAAACGAGTTTTCGCGGACATCCGCCATTGAAGACGACGGCGGCAACGTCGGTGACGAGATGGTGCAAACGCGGGTTGGTGCAGCCCGCCAAATGACACACTGCAAGTTGTGTCCATGAGCGTCCGTACCGCTCCAGCCATACAGTATCGGCCTGGCTTATGCTCCGCTCATTCTTGGGGTGGGGACATAAGTCGGACCCCGATAAGGAGGCGCGTATGGGTTTCGTTTTCGGAAGGGGGTCACGTGCCGCGCTGGCAAACTGCCACCCGACATTGCAGGCCGTAGCCGCGCAGGCCACTGGAACTCTCGACGCAAGATTTCACGGTCACCAACGGGGCCGCCTTTGTCTGGCCGTAACGCCCCACCCGGATCAGCTCACGGCACCCAAATTTCAGGCCATCGCTGAAGCGCTTCGCAGGCGGCCAGGGAAATGGCGTCCGTCATCCGGTGGAGCGGTGATTTCCACTTCTTCGGCGACCTCACCCGCTTTGAAATCGACGAGCCGGCGAACGGGCAGCAATCGGTGTCTTCCCGACTGCTGCACCGAATCCGGTCATGACCTTTCACCCCGCTACATCCATCACCCACGGCGGACCGGCCTATGAAAGGCCTCGTGGCCTGGCTCAAGGCCGAGGAAGGGTTTCGCGCCACCGCATACCCTTGCTCCGAGGGCAAACAGACCATCGGGTATGGGATACAACCTGGAGGCGCACGCGTCCCCGCCGCCAAAGCCAAGAGCCTCACTTGGACGCGCGAGCAAGCCGACAAGGCCCTCCGGGCCGAGATCACGGCCGCCATGGCCGAGCTTGAGGCAAACTGCCGCGTTGGGACGACGAATTCGACCAGGTTACGCCAAGCCGTTTTCCTGTCCGGCGTCTACCAGCTCGGCGTCGGCGGCGCCGGGACCTTCAAGAATACCATCGCCGCCTGCGCGCCCACGACTTCGACGGGGCCGTGCGCAACTTGAACCTCTCAAAATGGGCGCGCCAGACGCCGAACCGTGTGGGCCGCATCGCGCAAATGCTGCTGACCGGCCAGTGGCCGACCAAGGTCAACGGGGTGGTGCTGTGACCATCCAGGACGCCGCGCAGCTCGGCCAGTGCCTGGGCTGCATCTACCGACTCATCGACCCCGGCCGCATTAGTGCATGGGAACCCAATTGAAGCGACACCGAGTGCCCGGGAAGGTGTGTCCAGGAAACACAGCAACCAAAGGAGCAAAACGTATGACGGAAGCACAGAAACAACCGCAGTCGGCCGATTCGGACCCCACTGCTCTCACCCCGGAGGACATCGCCTCGGCCATGGCAATTTTGGGAAGGTCGCCAAAACCTTTGCCGCTCCGCCGATCCCCCGCCGCAAATCATACCTTCGCCGCAGCCTGTTGCCGCCGAAAAGCTCGGTGAATATGCCGGCCAAGTCTTCACCACGTTGACGGCTTCGCCCATCGCCCGGGAACCCTGCTCACGTCCAGCCGGCTGTGGACCATGGTCGGGACCGTGGCCACCCTGGCCGCCCAGCATCCTATCGGGTTCGAGTTGTCGCCCATTACCCAGGTGTGCATCGCCGGCGTGGCCGGCATCTACATCGCCGCCCGCAGCCTGAAGGGAGGCCAGTAATATGGACCAGACCCTGGCGGCGACGCTTTTCAAGCTGATCGGCAACCTCGACGCCGGTTCCATGGTGTTTTCTGGCCTCGCTGGTGACGCTCACACCCATGGGCCTTGTCGTGCTGATCGTCATCTTCTGGCAGATCGAGGACCGCCGCCGCCGGGTGGACCTGTCCCGCTACCGCGAGGACATGGACCGTATCCTCAAGACCTATGGCGATGATCTGCGGGTGGTGACCGACTACTACAAGGACAACGTCAAGCTGGTCGAGGCCTACCAGTCCCTGGCCACCAGTCTGCATGACCAGGTCGTGCTGAACACCCAGGTCATGCAGCGCATGGTGGACGCCATCTGCACCAACCAGTTTTGCCCGCTGGGGCGCATTGCCAAGGGCGATAGTCCGATGCGAGGGGGAGGATTCTGATGAACCTGGAACGCGCGGCCATGATCGGCCAAAAGACTGAAAAGGAGCTTGCCGCCAAGAGCCACGGCATCCGGGCTGCCGGGCTTCGGGATTCCTTGCGGCTGCTGCTTATGCCCACCATGCCGATCGAGGCCCTTGATGACGAGCAAATCGCTTCCCAGGGCCTCGCCCTGGCCCAGGTGCTTATCGATCTGCGGGCCGTCCGGGCCGAGATCGCGGCCATCAACCGCCACCTCGGGCTTGATCCCATGCTCGTCTTGGCCGGACGTCGGGAACATCCCATGGAGACCGTGGAGCGCGCCGAGGAACTGTGGTGCGTGGACGGACTCACTTTTGATGAGGTGGCGGCGCGCACCCGGGTGGCCGCTTCGACGCTCAAGCGATGGGCTGAAAAGTATGGCTGGCGCGCCAGGCGGGATGAAATCCGGCAGGCCTTGGCATCCATCCGGGTCGACACCATCCGGCTGCGCGCCCGGCTCATCAAGAACTGTCTGGACAGCATGAACGCCATGGACGCCTTTGCCGTGGCCAAGATGGAAGAGATGGCCATCAAGGCGGCCGAGCTGGCCGACAAGCGGGCCGATGCCGCGCCGGCTGCCATCCCCCTGCGCGAGATCGCAACCGAGGCCGACGCCGTGGCCGCCCTGGAGGAAGCGGTTGGCCTGCGGCTTAACGCCATGCTGGCCAGCCCGGACAAGGTGACCATGACCGCGCTTCGCGAGGTCAAGCAGGTGCTCGATCTGCTCAAAGACATGCGGTCCGCTGCCGGCGCAGCCGCCGAAGGGACGCCGAGCCGGGAAAACGGCTTGTCCGCCGACACGGCCGATCGGCTACGCGCCCTGCTCGGAGGGCAGACATGAGCGACGCCCCGCTGTTGCCGTATCAGGTGCGCTGGAACCAGGACCGCAACCCGGTCAAGTTCTGCGAGAAGTCCCGCCGCATCGGCCTGTCCTATGCCGATGCGGCCGAAGCTGCCATGCTGGCCGGCCTCAAGAAGAGCGACGGCGGCATGAACACCTTTTACATCTCCTACAACAAGGAGATGACCGAGACCTACATCAAGGACGTGGCCGATTGGGCCAAGCGTCTCAATCTGGCGGCCTCGGAGTTTGAAGAGGTGGTCCTGGAAGATGAGGACAAGGACGTGCTGGCCTACCGGGTGCGCTTCGCCTCGGGTCAGGCCGTCGTCGCGCTTTCGGGCAAACCCAAGAACCTCCGGTCGAAACAAGGCCGCATCGTCATCGATGAAGCTGCTTTCTGCGATGAGCTCGAAGAACTCCTCAAAGCCGCCATTGCCCTGACCATGTGGGGGCGGCATGGTGGAAGTAATTTCCACGCACAATGGCGAAACCAATCCCTTTAACAACTACATCCTGGACATCCGGGCCGGGAAGCTGCCCTACAGCCTGCACCGCGTCACCTTGGACGACGCCCTGGCCGAAGGACTTTATCAGCGCATCTGCCAGGTGCGCGGCCTGACCTGGTCACCCGAGGAGGAAGCCGCCTGGCGGGCCAGTCTGGTTGAATTCTACGGCGACGGCGCAGACGAAGAGCTTTTCTGTGTGCCGTCCCAAGGTTCGGGCACGTATCTGACCCGCCAGATGATTGAAGCCTGCATGTCGCCGGACATTCCGGTGCTGCGCTGGTCGCCGCCGGCCCCGGACTTCGTGGACTGGCCGGAAGACAGAAGGCATCGGGAGGTCCGGGATTGGCTCGAGGCCGAGCTGGGGCAGATCCTGGCCATCCTGCCCCGGGATGCCCGATCCTACCTTGGCGAGGATTTCGGCCGTACCGGCGATCTAAGCGTCGATTGGCCCGTCCTTCAAATGGCGAACCTGCAACTGGTGACGCCGTTTGTCCTGGAACTGCGCAATTGTCCGTTTCACCAGCAGCGGCAGATGCTTTTTCATATCTGCGACCGGCTGCCCCAATTCTCCGGGGCGGCGCTGGATGCACGCGGCAACGGCCAGTATCTGGCCGAGGTCGCCCGGCAGCACTACGGCCCGGAGATCATCCAGGAGGTCATGCTGACCGAGGGCTGGTACCGGGAGCACATGCCCAAGCTCAAGGCCGTGTTCGAGGACAAAACCTTTCTGGCTCCACGGGATTCGCTCATTTTGGATGATCTGCGTGCGTTCAAGGTCGTCAAAGGAGTGGCGAAAATCCCCGACGCCCGCACCGGGGCCAAGGGCGAGAAACGCCACGGCGATGCCGGCGTGGCCGCCGCCCTGGCCGTCTTTGCGGTCAAAACCATCGAATATACGCCGTTCACAGTGACTACGGCCATGCCCTACACGGCCGGCAACCTCTTTCGGGGGTATCGATGACCAGTGGTCTGTGGCTTGATGCAAAGACCTTTGCCGAATTCGGGGCGATGCCCCTGGCCGAGTTGCTTGGAGAGGTGGCCGTTGCGCCGGCTTCCTGGGGGATGCTCGGGTTGCTGCCTGATCCTGACCCGGTGCTGCGCGAACGCGGCGACGACGTCAAGGTGCTCGAAGACCTGACCGCCGACGGCAAGGTGTGCTCTTCGATCCAGGGCCGCAAGGTCAAGACGCTTAACAAGCGGAGCTACCGGTTTTCGCCCGGCAAGGTGGATGGTCAGGAGCCCACGCCCGAGGCCAAGCGTTTGTGCGACGATCTGACCCGGGACCTGGAGCGGGTGGACCTCTATAACCTCTTTTCCCAGGTGCTCGATGCGCCGTACTACGGCTTCACCCCCACCGAAATTCTCTGGCGCATGGACAACGGCCGGCTGCGCGTGCGCGACCTGGTTCCCAAGCCGCGTGAGTGGTTCGTTTTCGACGGCGACGGCGCGCTTCGGTTCCGGGGCGAGGACGCCATTGCCGGCGACAAGGTGCATCCCTTCAAGGTCGTCCTGTCCCGTCACTTCCCGACCTATAAAAATCCCTACGGGCTGCGACTGCTCTCCCGATGTCTTTTCCCGGTTGCGTTCAAGCGGGGCGGCATAGAATTCATGATGCGCTTTGCCGAGAAATTCGGGATGCCCTGGGTGGTGGGCGAGGCCCGGCCCGGGGCGCTCGCGCCGGAACGCCAGGAAATGCTGGCCAGCCTGTCGGCCATGGTCCGCGATGCCGTGGCCGTGGTTTCGGGCGGGTCGAAGGTCCATATCGAATCCGTGGAAGGCAAGGCCACGGGCGGTATCCACCTGTCCATCGTCAACTACATGGACGCGGCCATCGCCCAGATTATCCAGGGCCAGACCCTGACCCAGGAAATCGGTTCCAAGGGCAGCTACGCCGCCAGCCAGACCCATTACAACGTGCTGACCGACTACGCCGAGGCCGACCAGACCCTGGTGGCCACGGCCATGAACGATCTGGCCTGGATGTATGGCCAAGTTAACGCGCCTGACGCCCTGACGCCCGTATTTTCCTATGTGGAGCCGGAAGACCTGGAAAAGAAGGCGACGCTCGGAAAGAAGCTCTACGACATTGGGGCGCGGTTCAAGCCGGCATACTTCCAGAGTTTTGGCCTGACCTCCGAAGAATTCAGCGTGGCCGACCAAGCAGCCAAGCCGCAGGCCACTGGCAAAGATGCCGAACTGGCGGCTGGCGGCGACGGCTTCACCTCGGACCAGGAAGCCGTGGAACGGCTGGTGGGGGAGGCCCTCAAGGACGGCGGCCAGGCCGTCCGCGCCCAGGCCAGCCGCATCATGGACCTGATGGAGCGCGCCGAGTCCTGGGAGGATGCGGAGCTGCTCCTGCTCGAAGCCTTCCCCGATCTGGATGATGCGGACTTCCGAACTACCCTGGAGGCGGCCCAGGTCACCGCCGATCTGCTCGGCCGCTATGCCGTGCGTCTGGAGGCCGGTCGTGCCCGATAGCCCGGCGTCCATCGTCTTCACGCCGGTGCGGCCGGCCGAGGCCATCCGGTACTTGGAAGACAAGGTCGCGGTCACCCGGGAGCAGTTCGACCGGCTTTCCGAGGCGGCCAAGGCCCGGGCCTTCACCGTTTCAGGGTTGGCCAAGCTGGACCAGGTCGAGGCCGTGCGCCGCTCCATGCTCGAGGCCATGGAAAAGGGCATGCCGCTTCGGGAGTGGAAAAAGACCATCAGCCAGACCCTGGATGCGGCCGGCTTTACCGGCGAGCGGGCGCTTCGCCTGGAGACGATCTTTCGCACCAACGTCCAATCCGCCTACATGGCCGGGCGCTACGGCGAAATGATGGCCATGGCCGATACGTTTCCCTACTGGCAGTATTCGGCCGTCAATGACGGGCGCACCCGGCCGGCCCATCGGGCGCTCCATGGCAAGGTCTATCCGGCCGGACATGCCTTTTGGGACACCTGGTATCCCCCCAACGGCTTCAACTGCCGTTGCACGGTCAAGGCGCTGACCGCCGCCCAGGTCAAGGCCCGGGGACTGACCGTCGAGAGCGAGATCCCCGAGGAGATCGACACCGCGTCCGGGCCGGTGCGCATCGTGCCGGACCAGGGTTTTTCAACCAATGTGGGAAAGGATTGGTTGGAGTCCCTGACGCCAAGCCCGTTGGCCGACGAGATCAAGCCGCTGGTCTCCCGGGCCATCTGCCGGGGCGGCCTGGCCTTTGCCGACGATCCCTGTCGGCCGCCGCTGGCGGGCATCGATCCCCGGCACGTCCTGGCGGTGGTCCCGGGCGACGTCCTGCCGATTGGGCTGGCCCCGGAGCGGTACGTCAAAGCGTTCCTGTCCGAGTTCGGGATTGCCGACATCGAGGGGACCAAAGTCGTCACGCTGCCCGGGGTGGAACTGCCCATGGTCATCGGCAAGGGCTTTTTTATCGACAAGCCCACGGGGACTTGGAAGGTCGAAAAGCAAGGCCGTGAACCTTACGTCAGGCTCCTGGCCAGGACCATCCTTTCCCCCTACGAAATCTGGATGACGCCGGCCGAGGTGGCGGGCAAGCCCACGGACGTATTGCGGCTCATCCGTCTTTTCACGACTTCGGAAAGCACAATCGGGGGATTTGCGGTCTTCAACCTGGTGCGGGGACGGCAGTGGCGGGCGGCCACGGCCTTCACGCCGAAAGTCACGGCCGAAGGCTCGGCCCGAATGTTGGCCTATTTGGAAAAGCAGAGGGTGGGGACGCTGGTTTATCGCGAAGCGCTCCGGTAGGGCCGGCTCCGGAGCCGACATGCGGCCTACCGATCCCCCGTGCCGGGACTCGGCCGCGATGCCATAGCTTCGCATGACGCGAAGCATCCGGCTGTCCCGGGCCAGCCGAACAGACGCCGCCCTTGTTGCTACCCCCGCCCGGGCGAGGTTCAGGTACGGCGTCATTGCTTCGTCTTTACCATGTAGGAACTCTGCCCGGGTCGGTCAAGTGAATAGGTTCTTTTGCCTGCCTGATTTCATCCTGTCCTCGGGCCCTCTCTCCAACCATCCTGGCACGCCAAGCACCACCCCAATTCCTAGACCCATTTTAGACCTAGGATTATCCCGGGATTATCCCACCTCCGCCCCCGAACGCGGGGCATTGCCGCAATTGTGTCCATGCGCGTCCGTAGCGCGCTCCTTTGTGTTCGCCGCCTCGGGCATACCAGGGGCCATGGCAGCACCCACCAAATGGATCGAGATCGCCCGGGCCGGCGGCCCGTACATGGCCCTGTCCGGCGAGGCGGTCAGCATCACCCGCGACGACCTCGACGCGGCCGTGGCCAGCTTCGACCCGGCCGACCGACGCGTGCCCCTGGTCCTTGGCCATCCCAAGCTCGACGACCCGGCTTACGGCTGGCTGGCCGCTGTCAAACGCGACGGCGACGTGCTGCTGGCCCGGTTTGACGACGTGCCCGATCCCATCCGCGTGGCCGTGGACCAGGGGCGCTATCGCAACGTCTCGGCCAAGTTCGCCAAGGGCTGGCGGCTTTGGCACGTCGGTCTTTTAGGCGCTGCCCAGCCGGCCATCCCGGGGCTGGCCGAAGTCCGGCTGGCCGGGGCCGAGGATGGAATCACCTTCGAATTCGCCAGGGAGGCGACCAAGGAGACGGACATGGATGAACTGGCGCGACTGCGGCAGGAAATCGCCGACGCCAAGAAGGCCTTGCAGGAAGCCCGGGACGAAATCGCCCGGCTCAAGGCCGAAAAGGCCGGCGAAGGCAAAACCAAGGAGCTGGCGGCCCAGATCGAAGACCTGACCAAGCGCGTCCAGGCGGCCGAGGCCGACCGGGACAAGGCGGTCCAGGAATTCGCCGCCTTCAAGGGCGAACAGACCGTCAAAGGCCGGGAAAGCCGCTTCGAGGCCCTGGTTGCGGCCGGCAAGGCCCTGCCCGGGGAGAAGGCCAAGGTGCTGGCCTTTGCCGCTGCCCTGGGCAGCGCCGGGGGCGAGATCGAACTGGCGGCGGGCGACGGCAAGACCGAGACGCTCGGCCACGAGGAAGCCTACTGGCGGGAGCTGGAAGACCGGCCGGGAAACGGCCTGACCAAGGAATTCGCCGCCCCGGCCGGAGCTGGCGGCAAAACCGGCGGCGAGACCGCCGACCTGACCGGCAAGGTCTAAGGGGCAGCCATGACCATCGACGGCCTTGTTACCCGCATCAACTACGACGACCAGCGTGCCCGGGGCGAAGGCCACCCGCCGGTCATCGTCCTCGCGCAAGCTCAAGCCCGGCCAGGGTGTGCTGCCCCCGGGCCTGCTCCTGGCCCAGGACGAAAACGGCCTGGCCATTCCCTTCGAGGCCGTGGCCGGCGAGGTGCTCGCCACGGGCACGGGAGCCGTCAAGGCTTATACCGGCGTCCTGGCCAAGGCCCCAGCCCATCCCGGAACGGCATCCGTGAGCGACGGCGTGGAAACCTTTGTTGACGACGGCTACGGCCGTCTTTTCGGCAGCGCCGGCGGCACCGGAACCGTGAACTACGCCACCGGAGCCGTGACCGTGGAGTTCGCCGCCAATGTGGCCAACGGGGCCGAAGTGGCTGCCGCCTATTGCCGTCGGCTCCATGGCGTCCTGGATGAAGTCGTGGACACCGCTGCGTCCGGTTCCGGCCTGGTCATTGTCCACGGCAGCGTCCGCAAGGACGTGCTCAAGATCGGGGCCGTCGCCCCGGCCGCGCCCTCGGCCGCCGTGCTGGCCCTGCTCACCGAAGCCGGCATCTGGCCCAACTAAAGGAGTCCCGACATGCTCAACCTGCGCGGCCTATTCACCCGCGAAGCCATTATCGCCTATCTGACCGCCTTGCCGGACCTCAAAACCCCGGTCATGGATGCCATCTTTACCGAGCGGCCGCAGCATCCCTTTGCCCTGCTCGGCGCGGACGACATTGCCGTCAATGCCCAGCCGCTGCCGTTTATCCGACGCGGCGGCCCGAGCATCGCGGCGGTCTCCGCTGGCGGCGGCATCGCCATGTACGAACCGCTGCCCGTGCGCGTCCACAAGGCGGTCACGGCCGCCGACATGAACAACCTGCAGATGCTCAAGGGCGAAAGCCTGGACGCCTGGGCCAGGACCAAGACCGACTACCTGCGCCGGGCCGTGCGCCGCACCACCGAAGCCCTGTGCGCCCGGGCGCTGTCCGGTACGCTACGCTGGCCCGTGGCCCTGGAAAACGGCGGCTTCGACGTCCTTTGAAGTCGTCTACGGCACAATCCTGTCCGTTGCGGCGGAAAAGGCCTGGAACGCTGCCGACGTCAAGCTCAAGGACGTTTATGCCTGCCTGTCCGACATGGAAGAGACCATCCAGGACGGCGGCTACGGGGGGCAGGTCGAAATCTGGGCCGGCAAGGAAGCCTACAACGCGCTGTTCGTCATCGCCGAGAACTCCAAGACCACGGCGCAAATCCGGGTGGAGATCACCAGCCAGGGCATCAACGTCCGGCGGCTATCTGGTCAAGCGCCGGTCGGAAAAGCTCCGCGACCCGGAGTCCGGAGCCATGCCCCCGGCCGTGCCGGACGACACCGTGCGCATGATCGCCCTCGATGCCGGCCACAAGCTGCCGTACTGCGCCGTGGATGACCTCGACGCCAATTTGCAGGCCCTGCCGCTGTTCATCAAACCGCTCAAGACCGACGACCCGAGCGGCTACAAGCTCATCGCCGAGTCCAAGCCGTTCCCGGTCGTCAACCCCAAGGGGCGTGTGCGACGCCGTGGTCCTGTAAGGCCCGGGGCACGTCATGGCCTACGTCACCCTTGAGGACCTCCGGGCACTCATCCAGGAGCGCGACATCCTGGACCTGACCAACGACGCCGGCACGGCCGCCGACCTGTCCGACCCGGCCGTGGCCGCCATCCTGGCCGACGTCTTTGACCAGGCGTCCCAGGAGGTCGACGCGCATCTGGCCGGCGTGGCCGAGGTGCCCCTGGCCACGCCGCCCCGGATCGTGCGCAACCTGGCCGCCCGGATCGCCCGCTACCGGCTCTACCAGCGCCGCCCCAACCTCGGGGACGTCATCAAGCCCGTGGCCGCCGATTACAATGGAGCCATCGCCCTGCTGGAACAGTTCGCCGCCGGCACGCTCAAGCTGCCCGGGACTATCGGCGGGGAACCGGTGGTTGGCGGGGCGACTGCGGCCTGTCCGTCCACCAGTGCTTCCCGTCGGTTCGGGGACGATTTCTGGAAGAGGATGCCGTGATGGTTATCCGCGTCGAAGTGATCGCCGGGCCGGCAGCGGGACTGCTGGCCAGGATCGAAGCGAGGGTCAACGACCTGACCCCGGCCATGGCCCGCATCGGCATGGCCCTGGTGTCCTCGATCCAGGAAAACTTCGAGCTGGGGCGATCGCCGGGCGGCCAGCCCTGGAAACCCAGCCGCCGCCGGCCGTGCTCCAGGGCGGGCAGACCCTGGTTGACACCGGAGCGCTCAAGTCCGGCATCGGGTTCGAGGCTTCGGCCGATCAGGTGACGGTTGGCCCAAGCGGCCCTTCGCTCCTCTATGCGCGGATTCACCAGGAAGGCGGCGTGATTCGCCCGAGGTCGGCTAAAGCGCTGTTCTTTTGGGGGGCCGACGGCCAAGCGCGCACGGTCAAGGTGGTGCGCATCCCGGCCCGGCCTTACCTGGGCCTGAGCGCCGAGGACTGGAACACCATCGGGGACGTGCTCCTTACCTACCTGGGAGCCGCCGCCAATGCTTGAAATCCATGAGATGGAAGAGGCGCTTGTGGCCATGCTTTCGCCGCTTCGGGACAGCCACGGCGTGCGCGAGATCAAGACCTACGGCGACGATCTGGAGCCCGAAGGCCTGGCGAAACTCCTGCCCAACCTGCCGGCGGTCCTGGTGGTCTACGCCGGTTCGGTCATCGAGAACCACGGCCAGCGCCAGGTCGACCGGGGGCCTATTTCGTCTTCGTCTGCGACCGGTCGCTTCGCGGCAACGCCGGCGACACGGGCCGGTGCTTCCGGGGTTTACGCCCTCCTGGGAGCGGTGCGCCCAACTGCTGCACGGCAAGGAGGTCAGGGCCGACATGTCGGCCATCCTCAAACGCCAGGAAACCTTCCTCTCCAGGCCGGACATGACGGCCTGCTACGCGGTTTACGAGATCGCCCAGCCGTACCTGCTTGGCGAATAAGGAGACACCACATGGCCGAACAAGAGA